ATGGAGGCGGCATCCAGATTCGAACTGGAGTATAACGGTTTTGCAGACCTCAGTAATTACGAGATTTCAATGACTTACGCTGTTTTTTTGCCCTTCGGGACGGAATAAAAACCCTCCAAAACCGTCCCTATACCGTCCCGCCGTTTATGCGCTATTTTGAACCGGTCCAATCCTTCCGATATGCATACAGATACCACGTATTGCGTCCAACGGACCATTGGAGGACTGCGATTTCGCCCTGCCATGTGATATCTATCTTCGGGTGTGTGCTCGTGCCATATCGCCGTTTGACGCGCCCACGGGCCGCAATATCAACCAGCCTCATGCAGATATCCCGACCGCTGGGCTCTGATGGCAGATATTTCCGCTCCCAATCCTGTTGGGCAATGATCCGGGCCAAGCCATCACCATCCGCAAACAATGGCGAGGTTCCCGGATTCCCCCATAGAAACGCAACCCATCCGACATCGGAGCGGTGCAATCCCTCCATGGTATTGCTCTGTGTGTCCAGGGTGAATTTCATGGCTTTCGATGACTGATCCTGTGATACCGTGGGGGATTGGTTGGCCTGAACAATGGACTCGTAAACCGGTTGTCGCTGCGATGGATACCATGGGCTTCCATCCGCATTCGTCATCTGGATATCTTCTTCTTCATCATCATCCAACCAGTCATCGTCTTCAACCGCATCCGGGTCGAAGGTCCAGTCATCCGGGGGGATGTATCCATCGGCGATCCTGAACCCCAAAATATTCGGATCATTTCGTTCATGGTCCTTGAGGTAGGAGTCGTTTAGCAACAGGGACCGGTTCAGATCGACCGGGGCGACATAGCCGGGAACATCGAAAGCATACCCCATCATGCCAATACCATGATGGACAAGATAGTCGTGAACAGGCAGCACTGATCGCGGAGCGCTTTTCTCGAAATTGAATTTGCAGGGTTCCGCCCGATCAAATTGGGTAGGTTCGATATCGATGACGGCGGTGCCATTCGGTGTGTCAATTTCAAATCGGTATGGGGTAACGGGTAGCTTCATTGCGCTCTCATTTGATTTTTGCAGGGTCCAGGGCAGGCCATTCCGAAAAATCCGTTGAAAAACCTTTGAGGGGTTGATCCTTCGCGATTTGAAACTGGATTTCCCGGAAATCTTCTGTCGAAATGCGGTAATCCGGGCGCTGATCGAGCAACATGGCGACATACAAAGCCCGACGAGCATGTTTCATGTCGAGGTACTGGAATTCAGTATGTAAACCCAAATATCCGTTTTGACGCAAAAACAACCAGTAGCGTGTTGATTTTCTTCGATAGCCATACGTCGTATCGATCCGATTTTGGCCATGATTCAACAGTGTGTCAACGCCAATCTTTTGGATGGCCTTGTCCATTGCTGCATACAAAATTTTGGCGTCGTTTCGTTCGTTGTTGACCTGCTTGAATTGGGACCGGGTTTGATCGATTGCGTTTTGATATTTCTCGGAAACCGGCAATTGTGTGATACCCAAAATCAAGTCGAGATGATCCGGGTCCGCCTTTTGCTTTTTGTCTGGATTTCCCTCCAGAATATCGAGGATGCCCTCTTCGTTTCGGAGCTGTTGAAAGCCCATCGACATGACTTCTGTGGTTCTGTGGCGGTATTTTTTACCGACATAGGGATCGAAGAAGCCATCGATATAGGCGATTTCATCGGGCCGATATCCCTTGTTGTTGGTTAGGCTGCGCAAGCTCTTCGTCTGTTTGGGATATTTTATTCGCGCCTCAAGCCATGCTTCGGATAAATTGACCATCGCCTCGCTTTTCTCCAACAGATGGCCCATTTCATGCCACAATACCATCCGGTTGAACATAGTACCGGCAATGTGGATGATTCCGTCACTATGTAAAGCGGAGCTGCGATTTCCGCGCTTGACATCAAATTTGACGAAAGGAATTCTGCCACACGTAAACCGATAAAAAACGGCCATGTCCTTTTTCAAGGTTTCAACCGGATACCCGATTTTTTTCAGCTTTTGCCGAACATTTGCAGGAATTTCGACAAACGAATTCACCCAATCATCGGCTTGCTGTTGGGAAATGGGTGATTTCTCGCATAACGCATTCAATATCGTCTCATGGTTTTTGATCGACACGTCGCGCATTTTGTCGTACATGGCGTTCGGGTCGTCAAGTTTACCGCCATTTTTGAAATACGATTCTTTTCGGATTGCCCGGTATTCCGTTTTCGATTTTTCGATGATAGGCTCAACGACGCTTTTACGGAGCCTGTTTCCGGTTTTCCGAATCTCTTCGAGCGCTATGGCTCCGATGATTGGCGTTTCCCCGATAATTTCGTCAACCAGCTTCCGATCTACCAGTAAATCCAGGTTAGGGTTTGCCCCAACCATTGGGGATGCCAATAATTTCCGAATATAAACAGCGGCCTCGTATTTTTCGAAGGCTGCCCTGGCCGGGTCCTGATAGATATCGGCCTGATCTGATACTTCAACCAATGCCGGATCACCAGGGCCGCCAATGAGATTAAGCTCGGAAACGAATGCCTTATAGATATCCTTGAACGTCTTGGCGGAACGGATAACCTGTTGCCAATCAGTAGATGCCATATACAAATCTCCACACCGTATGAGCCCACAACCGGCAAGCCAAAAACATGAACCATGCCACAAAAAAATGGCCTCTTTTTAGAACGCATCTGGCAAGGTGAATATCCGCAGCCGTCCGCATGGTGTAGGATTGCTGGCAATATGCATCGGCACACGCAATGTCATGTGCCACACAACATGCCAGCCAATCGCCGTTGAAAAAGAACGTGCATCGGTTGTCGATGCCGAACTGATCATCCAGAAGCGACATCACGCAGCCTTTTTCAACTCAATATATGTGATCGTTGGCTCTTTGATCGGATCGACGCTCTGAATTTCATCGCTGATTTGTTTGATGATTTTCAGGAACACATCCGGTTGTTCATTGTTGAATTTCCCGGCTATCAGATCGGCCAGTTTCTGGTTTTGCTGGGCGGTATCGGGGTTCAGGTCGATGGCTGCGTTCAGTTTGGCAAACGCATCCTCCAGTTCTTTTTGCATGGCACGTTTGGCCGAAAAAGACACACCGGATTCGCCCAAGGCTTTCAATTTTGATTCAATAATTGCCTGAATTTTGCGTTTTTCTGAAAACGATAAAGCCATATCACGCCGCCTTTTTCTTGAGCAGGCCCGTCAGGTAATCAGCCGCCTGGTTGAGTAGTCCATCGTATTTATCCATGACACCGGCTTGTTCCAGTTTCCCGGCTGCATCATCCAACATGTTGCCGAATAGCAAGGTGTCTGAATCATATTTCCCGGACAGAAGACCGTTCAATGTTGACACGGCTTCGGTTTCGGCTTGGTTGGTAGTTTCCGGCGTTGATATTGCTTTTTTTGCCCTCGCAGTTCGTTCCACCGCGATCAAATCTTTCAGCCCGGTAACATCCTTTGCCAACCATAACAGATCGGCTTCTTTCTCCCATCCCAGCGATCGGGCCTCATCCCGCAATGCGTTCAACTCCGTCTGATTTGAATTGTCGTGATACGGATCGGGCAAAGTTTTGTTGTCCGGATGGAGCCTCGCCTCCATGTTGTTGATTACAGCCTGGGCATTTTCAAGGGTGTTGAAAGCACCGATCAAATCCATATTGTACTCGTTCCCTTTTTCGGGCTGCCACTTCCTCAGATACCATTTGCCGTCAACCAGTCGATAGAAAAATTCCGTATCTCTCTTGTCTATCAGGTGACGGCCTTCGTATGACGACATGTTTCTGCCGAACGGGTCAAGGTTGAACGGGGTGCTTTTCTGCCAGACAGAATCAGGTTTTTTCGCTTTGCCAGAGTCGTAATAATCCTGCTTCAGTTGGAACCAGTCGCTTTCTGTTAGATCGCCTTTTTGGTACATTTCCCATTGTCGGCCTGCTTCTTCAGCATCACCAAGACGGATACCGGGGACTTCTCGTTGACCAATCTCCATAAGTCGCTTGGTTTCCTCTGCCTGTCTGGTTTGCTCTTCCTGTTCTTTACGGTGCTGTTCCATGGCTGCTTCCTGCTCGGCTTTCAGCCGTGCTTCCTCCGCTGCCTTTTCCTTTGCCGCCTGTTCCTCTGCCGCCTTTCGCTCCGCTTCGACCCTTGCGTTCTCCGCCTCTTTTGCAGCCTGCATCCCGGCCAGCTTGTTTTCCAAATCGGAATTGATTTCCTTCTGCCGGTTCAACAACTCGGTTGTGCGATCAATCTTGCCTTGCAGTGTAGCGGCCTCGTCCTGCTTGTCCTGCAGTTCCGCCATCATATTCTGATTCTCGGTTTCCATTGCCGTGGCTTCGGTTTTCAGGGCGTCAAGTTGTTCATGTTGCGCCTTGACCTCCTTCTGTGTCGCCTGGAACCGGGCAGAATTTTTCTGGACCAACTGAGCAATGCGCTTTCCAACCTCTTCCAAGGAGACCTCGCCCTCACCCTCTGGCGAAACCACATGGGTGATATCGCGCTTGTTCAGGAGCCATCGGAACGCGATGATGGAATCATCCGGAGCAATCTGCTTGGCATTGCCGTCCGGGGAATGAAACACGATGGAAATAACTTGGCCGTCTGAAAACGGAATTTGTGCGGTTACGGTTGCGAAAAGCCCCGATTTTTTGGGTTTCCCGATGATGGCCTCTTCCGGAGTGATCCCGTCCAGGTATTTCGTGAATACCCGGCCCAGCGCCCGCATTCTGCTGTCGGTCTGGGAGAACCTCCGGACCGTTACGGCCTCATAAATACCTTCTTCGTCCTGAATCCATTCGCCGTCGTTGTATTCATCGTCAATTTCATCGATGCAAGCCGATTCCAGAATCAACCGTTCCTGTTCGGGGTTGGCCGTCAATCGATGATATGCCGTGATCAGGTCCGGGGCAGAAAATCCCTTTACGAATAAATCCAGGCCGATTTTATGGCGTTTGCCATCGATAAAAGGATTCATGGTTACGCTCCTTCCTGTAATGCTTCGATTTGCATGGTCAGTTCATTGGTCCGCTTCTTTTCGGCTGCCAACTGGGTGTCCAGATCGGTAAAGCGAGTCGTCAAATCCGTCACCTGTTGCGTTGCCGTCTGAATCTCGGTGGTGATGTTTTCCTTCATCCCCTTGAATTGCTCAATGGATGCGGAAACAGCATCGATTTGGGCCGCCACACTGGTATTGACGTTCTTGACTTTCGGCACCTTGATTCGGGCCGCCGACCGTTCCTTCTGCTTGAGGTAATTGCCCTCGTTTGCCTTGACATGGGTGATAACCTCGTCAACCGCTTTGTCCATGTCGTCAACTGCTTTGATGGGCAGGACCTTGCTGTTCAGTTTGACCTGGAATATTCCACCACCTGCTTTGGCTTTCACGGTCAATTTCTGGCCGGATGCAAAAACCAGGACGGCGGTTTTGATCAGGAATCCGGATTCACGTTTGGCTTTGTTCGGGGCTTCAATATCATCCACGGTAAGCCCTGCCGTTTCGAACTTTTTCAAAATAGGCTTCAGCCCGGTTTTGTCGAATTTGTCAAAATCAATCTTGATGATTCCCATGGGTTATCCCCCAATTATGCGGTTGCCGGAAGGCTCCAGTAAATCGACCGAACATCGTCAATCGTTTCACATGCATCGATTTGGCTGTAAATGGTGTTTTTCTGGTACAAAAGCGATTGCCACCAAAATCCAATTTGCAAGCCCAACGCTTTCAATTCATCATAGGTCAATGTGTGCTTGACGTTTTCATGATCGATGAACTCGATTTCAGTTGCATTGGTCAACTCCATCAGTTTCATGGCAGCCATGATGTTGTTGATTGCTCGATCGTCGCAGTCATAATTGACGCTGGGTGATATCATGTAACCATCCAGCAAGGCTCGTTCATAAGATTTTTTTACCAAATTCTTTTGAACTGTTTTAACACCATCTAAATCCAATCCGTAGTAAATATCATGTTTGTTCAGTATGTCCTGAATAGATTCGATTATCTCGTCAAACAGTTGAATATTTCCATTCCAGAGATTCCGTTTATTCGGATCAATTTGATCATCAATATACAATGACCTATCAGGCTCATAATCGAGATAATATTTGCCATTTAAATTGATTTTAGGGAAGTCCCTTGTGAAATCATTAATTGTTGCATAAAAGAATTCCAAATCGTTGTTTTTAACAACGACCAATGTTCCATTCTCGATCAAAAATAGTTTCATATTTTTAACCTCTATATTGAACAAAAGTTAATGCATAATAAGGTGGTAAAAAAGATGCTGTTTTTGTTGGGAATGTGTGTGTGTGAGGAACCGATGTTGTGCCTAACAATGGTCCAGAGCTTGACATTGAAGCCATGGTATAACTGTTTCCAAGATGGTTGTGACTCCATGTGTTTGTATCAAAAGCCAAATCAGATATCGTAAGCGTATTGCCACCATTTATAGCCAATCCATTTCCTGTTGGTGACAATGTTATAAAATAATCTCTTAGGTCTATTGTACCATTAGTACCATCACATAAACGCCACTGGCCCGATGGTGACAAAAGTGTATCACACATAGCTATAAGGCCAACAGGAAGAGATTTTGATAACAATTCAGTATATACAGCTCTTAATAATCTTGTTTTTATTGAATGAACAATATTACCTGTTACTGTATGGTTATGTGCTCCTGCGGAGCTTCCGGTGTAGGCTCCCAAGCTCGAACCATCATCGGCACGTATATTATCACCATGGACGTGGCTCCCATTTGTGCTACAGGCCAGAGAGCTATTTAATGACGATTCGTTGTTGTAATTAGAACAGCTCAAAACGTTTTGATATTCTGTGGCTGTCTTAAATGATTCGTGGTCTTGAACACTTAAAAACATTCCATTTGCCGGTACATATCCATCAACGGTTGATTTTATAAATACCAGATTTGATTTAGCGATATTATAAACACAGGATACTGTGTGATTGTGCGATCCACTGGAAGACCAACCTAACGTACCCCCACCAGTGCCATATGAATAACCAGATACTGCCGTGTGGGTGTTATGACCTCCTTCTGTCGATGACGAAAATGAAACAGAGTTTGATCCCCCTGATGTACCGACCGGATAAGTATCGCTTGCTCCAACAATTGATTTATTATCAGCATTTGAAAATCTTACCCATCCTTCAGGTATATTCCCATCACGAGATAAAATTATCAATCCTGCAGGGATTGGAAGTTCACCGACTCCACAATTTATCCATCCTCCACCGACATGAGCATATATTTTACTTGGAGTATTATCTGTTGTGTTAGGTGTGACGATAACAATCTCTGTATCAACACCATTATCAGGAACAACTTCTTGGGTAGATACAGATAGTTCTTCTCTATAAATTCCGAAATTACCTGATATAGCCAAAATATACTGAATAACCGCCGTTGACTCGACAGTATTGTTGACCAATTTTAACAAAAATGACTGGCAAGGATTCAAAACATACGCATAATCATAGACGCCATCAGTTATCAATTTGTTCCATGTATATGCGATATCATCTTGCCATTCATCGTCATCACATTTAACACTTATTGACAACTCACAATTCGATCTGATAATGATAGTTTTCGGATTTTCCGGGTTTTTAAATTCAATGATATCAGAATAATACCGTTCATTGTATGCTGCTGTAGCGCTTACACCTGCAACTATTTCCATGTTGCAGCTTGATAGTGTACCTGATGAAAAGTTATTAATTACATTTCCCGATGCTAAAAAACGTGTTGCAGTCAAAATTTCAGATACAGTTACCACTTCTATATTCACGCCATCATCCATCACATACTCAAGGCCCACTTTGAGGAACGATGTATCCTCTATGTCGATACTGTCATCACCGGATGTCGCCTGGACTATAGATGTGCTGCCTTGTCGAATAAACGTTTGTTCTTCTTCCCATTTTTCGGTATAAAACTCTTTACCCAAGTAATACTGATACGATAAATTCGCTTCTACATCGGAATTCAATGTGACAAAATTTTCATCTATCTCCCTAAACCTGCTGTTCCATAGCTCCGGGACAGCAGCAGGTGCGGTATCAGGAATAGGCGTTATCGTTTTAATAGCCATTGTCCACCTCGTTAAAAGACAAATGTGATATTGGTTTCAAATTCTTCATCACCCTGTTTGACTTTCGGTGCCGAATTCCTGATACCGATCAAATCCCCATCCACCTTGATCCCGAATTCCGAAACAGTATCCCCGATCATCTCTTCCTGAGACAATCTACCGGTTATTCGGATATTTCCGTCGTCATCGGTAGTGATATCCAATGCGGAAATCGCGTTCTCGTATAATTGGTTGTGTAATGCTGTTTGATCTGAGCTGATTGGCAGCGGATCGTCTGCTTCATCGTGTCCGCCATCTCCCCATACTGCAGTCGCGCCCGCCTGTGCTTTCTCCAGAAAAACGGAAACCAAAAGCGGCTTTAGCAGGATCGTACTGGATACATTCGACATGATAAAAAATCTCCCCAAAAATCATGATGGATATGGATCAAGCGACCATGTACCATCCAACGACAAGCTGCCATCGAGATATTGTGCATACAATTCCGGGAGCAGCATGCATTCGATAGATTCTTCTACACGAATCGTCATCAGGCCAGCGGAAACAGGATATTGGTATTTCAGATCACCATTGTTTGCGCATAAATAGGTGGTTCCATCCAGTATCCATGAGCCATCCACCTTTAAATAGCAGCAAAATACCGGCAAAACATTTCTGGATCGCAACACCTGATGGGTTGTTGTATCACCGTTCTCGACATCGATCTCTAATGTCACCGACCAGATGATGCCATGCAAAACGATATGTAGCGGCTTGACCAATGAAACTCTTGCCCGGATCGTTGATTCGATCTGTTCCGGAGAATTCGTTATTCCGGATTCATCGATCAGAATCTTTGCCCGTGATGTCATGTATGGTACAGTAGAGCCGGGAATGGAATCGTTTGTAAGACAAATATCTGTATTTGCAAAAATCTTCCACGAACCATCGAGATAATGAACATTCGGTATTGGCCACCACCCCAAACGCCTCAATTCCCGTTCGGTATAAAATGATGCACCATATTGTTCCATATCGAACGTATAGAGCGGCAACCATTCGGTATGTATTCCAGGACATGCCCGTTTTAGGGATTCCGTCAACGGTATCAAGCTGTCTTTCTGAAACAACTCCATCCGACGTTGAATAACGGCAATTGGAATACCATCATCGGGTAGGTCAATGTCGTAATATTTCCCGAGTTCTGCCAGTATCGCCAATTGATCGGATTTTTGAACCGTAAAAATCGATTTAAAACTGTCCAGCCGATCCGCAAGATCATCGAAATTTTCCTGCCAAAACGTTTCAACAGCCTGGGCCAGCGCCTGCCACCGGGCCGTGTCACGCTTGACAGGCGACAATCTGTTTTGAAGCCATGAGCCTGTTGTCATGACACATATCCGATACTGATAGAGCATCCGCTCATATCGATGTCTGATACGGCATTTAAATCCGGGGTAACGTCATAATCACCTGCCAGTTGCGCCGTGAAATATCCACCGTCACCGAAATATCCGGTATCGTTTATGATGCGGTAAACGTCCTTGATCCGGATAGGAGCACTCAGTCTAAGCGATGATTCCATGTCGTATGCTGACAGCAGAGCCTCCTCGATGGAGGCCCTGACGGTTGCGGAATCGAATTTGCGATGAACGGCACCTGTTACGACCACGGTAAAGGACCGGATATCCGGAGCAACCCATTCGAATCTCCTGTTCATCAGCTTGCACGCCTCAAGCGCAGCAATGATTTCGCTCGATATGTCCGCTCCTCCCTGAGCGTATGCAGACACGAAAATCTTGTTGATAAACTCGAATCGCAACTCACCGGCTGACTGTTCGGCCTCGGTTTCACCCCATACGTTGATCCATCGAATCTGCGGGAATCGTCGGGTCAAAAAATACTGGTAATCTTCCTTCCAGACCAATTGCTCCTGATACAAGGGCCAATAAAGCAAATTCCGTTTCAGCTCTTCGGTTGATTCGCCGCTCGATCCGCCGGATATCGTCGTTATGGACCGGATATCGAGCATGGCCGTATTCCCGCCGGTATCGAGAATAGCACCAACTGGTGTCAGTCGCTGGTTGATCAACAGGGTCGTATCACCATCGGTAAGCCACAAATCGCATTTGATATGGCTTCCGGCCTCTGGTTGCTTACCAAAGGTGTTGTTCCCGAATCGGACCCCGCTTTGCCCAAGATGATTAAAGAACTGATCATAAACCAGCGCATCCCCATCTACATTCTGAAAGAGCCTGGCAAGCGACCATTGCACGTCATCCACATACACATCGATCCGGTAAATCGTTCCGCTCAGATTGGCATCAAATACGATTTCGAAAAACGGCTGACTTGCGCTGACATCGGCTTCAACCGTCGTAATGCCTGCCTGATACGCTGTCTGGTCACTATAGGCACCCGCTGCAATCGTGATCGGATTGACGATCAGGTATGAGATACCCTTGTTTGACGTGAACGACTGGCCTGCCGCAAGGCTCACCGGTGCATCACCGGTATTGGTGATCCGGATGGTCCCGGAAGATGGGACCGGCGGCCTTGGGATATATCCTCGATCTTCCGCGTGGGCCGCTATACTGGATCGGTTCAGGGCTGTTGAGATGAAAAACTCCTGCAGCGCCCGCTCCGCCCGGTATTGCGCATCCCGAAGAGCCCATGCCTGGAAAACAGCCATGTGGTTGACAAACTGGCTGTCCGTCAGGTTTTGCCATTCGGGTAATGTGGCGATAATCGCCTTGAATTTCGCTATGGCCTCATCATTGGAAAGCACGGGCAACCTCGCTTGAAAATGCGCCGTATTGGTGTTTTATCTGAATGTCGATTCTGTCGATATCGATGAAATCCAGCCGTAGGCCCTGAATCTGCAACCCGCAATCAATCGACAGCTTTTTCAAAATCTTGATTTCCATCAATACTTCCAGAGATTCCGAAATCGGTTCATGCTGCAGGGCGGCAAGCGTGTTTCCCCATGACGGCAAATCGGCAATAGAGCCTTGGGGTGTTTCAAACCATTCCATGATCCTGTCGTTCATGGCATCGGCGTCGTTGTATCGGGTTACGGCATCCTGGGGATCGACGGATAGCTCAATCAAATGGTCCAACTCTTCGATAGTAGAGAATGCCATATCAAACCCTGTCGTATGCCATGAGTGTCAACAACGCGTCGTCAAATTCCATCGGTATGTTATACCCCGGCGTGTTGGGCTGGCTCGGTGGTGTTGGCCTGCTGTTGTTCATCCGGTCAAAATAGGCCATCTGTTTGTCGATCATGGCCTGATTGGATGCATACATCGCCTGCCCATCCGGTTGCACCGGGGGCTGGATATCTTTGGGTTGCTCGATGGTTTTGTGTGTCACATCGGCGGAGGCCAACATGGGCTTCTGGATTTCAGTCGGAGGCTGATGCAATGCAGCGATCGCATCCTTGCGCTCATTTTCGAATCGCCTGGAAACTCCTGCCTGGACCGAAGCCGAATTTCCCTTGAAATAAGCCAGCTCACCGGATGCATTCTTTTTCCCGCTCTCGTCATATATCCGGTTGATCAGCTCTTCATCGGAAAGCGAGGACACATCTTTTACTCCGCCAAGAGCTTTTTCAACCACCCTTGCGCCGTTTCCGGCACCATGATGCACTGCCCTCGACCATAGGACATCCTGAACCGCCTTGGGCCTGGCAGACAGGTCAATACCGGCTTGATTCAGTTGTTCCATCATGGGATCATAGTGCGTTTGCTTGATGTAATCATGTTGCGCCGTGGCAAACTCGGTGTCATTGGCAGCAACTTGCTTCCATTTGTCAGAGAACTCACTTGATCCGGCCTTCAACCCTTTGAATTGGTCCGCCCACTTGCTTTGCTTTACGAATTGAGCCGCCGTACTGGAATCCCCGCCCTTGCTTGCCATTTGGTACGTGCCATACGATACGCCGCCGATATCGCCTTTTCCGCTCGATACGGTTGCGGCTCCGCGTTTCCCGGATTCATATTTTGCCGATAGCGATCCCAGCGTTTCATGACTTTGCGCCAAAACATCCGGAACGTAGGCTCTTGGGTTGATTGTGGCGTCTGTCTTTCCAACCAGTCTTTCTGAGCTGTCAGGGATGTGCAAATCCGGCGTTTTGGTGAAAAAATCGACAAAGCCCTTCCATCCCTTGGTTTCAGTCAAAAACGGGACGTCCTGATTGTCTGCAGGGTTCCCGCTGTCTGTAAGTGTGTTGGCAGCTATTTCAAGCGGCTTCTCCGGAATACTGTCAGACAGGAACTTTCCGGCTCCATACAGGGTCTTTGTGATATCGGATTTATCGAACCCCATGCCCAGCATATTTGCAAAGGCTGTTGTCAGTCCTCCAAAATCAATCACATTGGCTACTGAATTGGCTACACGTTGCCCGGTTGTCGGCGCTTCACGGGTATTGAATATCTGTTGAATTTCCCGCGTGTTGCTAAAACCCTGCAGTGCGTCCACCGCTGTTCCCATGGCGGCAAGGGGACCGGCAATTTTTCCGGCAATCCGAAAAGCCCCGCCAAGGCCCCGCACGAGTTTTCCTCCTACAGAACCGGCCTTGCCAAGTCCTTTTGAGAGCTTTCCCCCGATTTTCGTTGCCACGCCCCCGGTTTCGCCGCCCGGAATGGCATCACCGACGGCCCCGAGCACATCACCAACGGCACCCAGGGTTCCGCCGCCTCCTGTAGCAGCGGCCCCGCCTGCAGCCCTCTTTTTTAGTGATGAAAAGCGGGAAGATGCTTTCGACTTGAAGCTCGATGGACCTTTGGTTTTGGGTGCTGTTTCCCGGCCCTGTTTTGTCGCAGTGGTTTCGTTTTTGGGGGTGCCTTGGCTTTTTCCCTGCTTGCCCTTGGATGATTTCTTCCGGCCTTCATCTGTCGGGATCGGTGTATCGTTGTTGCCCTGCGGCGCGGATGAGTCCGCAAGCAATGCCTGGATCAATTCCCTATGCCGTTTCTGATCGGCTTTTTCCGATTTTTCGACAGCGATCTTGACATCCTGTGTTGCCGATACCGTTTTTTCACCGGATTGGGTGATGACGGCCTCTGTTGTCTCTTGGCCATTCTTGGGAAGATAGCGACCGAAGGCATCCCTTCCTCCGGTCGAAGATGCTTTTCCCCCATCCTTGGCTTTGTCACCGCCCTTTTCCCTGACAGTGGTGTAAATATCTTTGAGTTCGGAACCAAGCCCGGAAAGCTCTTGTGCTGCAGCATAAAACGGTCCACCGACTGCCAACCCAGCCGTGTCCGTGATTTCGTTTTTATGGCCACCCAATTGCTCTTTGGCCATATCCACCAAAGGTCTGGCCAACTTTCCCAGCCGGGATTCCTGCTTCTGGACAATCTGTCGAAGCGCATCTTGTTGCGCTTTTTGCCTGGACTCCACCAACGCCTGTTGGCTTTTCGACGGAGAAAATGGTGGCGGAGACGGGGGCAAAGGTTGACGCGATACCATCGTTTTGGGGAGGGTATCTGGCTTTATGTCGGCAACTGACTTGGGGACCTGCTTCTCCGGGTTTGAATCCAGCGCAACGGGTTTTCTTTCAGGGGTTTCATTCGACTGCTGGACCGGGCGCTTGATTGCAGGAGGCGGCGGAGCGGCACTGCTTGTTTTAGCCATGCCGTTAGCAGCGGCGGCCTTTTGTACCACAGCCGAAACGATATCCGGCAAATCCTGTGTGATTGCGCGTTCGGCTTTTTTCTGGGACTTGAGTAGTGACTTCGCGAAATGTCCACCCGTTACCCCAACGCTGAATACATCGAGCAGCGCCTTGGTGTTGGCGTCGATGTTTTTCAGTATAGGAATCATCGAGACTTCGGTTGTCATTTTATTTCGCTTTCATTTTCTTCACGAGGGCTTTATGGAGCTTTTCAACGATTCGCATATCCGTGTTCAGCACATCCTGAAGCCCTTGTCCTGCCCACAGACACAGATTGTTGATCCATGTCTGGATGGAATGGCCGCTATACCATTGGAATTGACGCGAAACCCCGAAACGGAACCCTCAAGAGGGTCGTGGCCTCCTTTTCAGGGCATTGGACACTAACCACCAACGAAATAACGCCATCCTCGATATCTGTCGTTAATCCATGGGCCATTTCCAACATTTTTTCAGCGACCATTCCAGAGAGTTTTTCCAGTTGAGACACCGAAAAGCCCAGAATCTTTTTCTCGTTCGCGTCTATTCGGTCTTCGCCAGGTTTAATCGACAGAAAAAACAGACATCTTGCCAGTGCTGCAAGCCGGATTCTGGATTTTCGGCCTTGGCTATCGGCGTTATCCATCATGCGCATTTGCTCCAGGCTTTCGGCATCGGCCCCGGTCAACGGCCTGACCATCACCCGCTCGCCATTCCATACGATCTCCCGCTCGCATTTGCCTTTGATTTGCTGATATCCGTCCGCAAGTTTTCGCATGTCATAGGATATCCGGTGCCGATTGCCGCAATGGTCACAGTCGTAAGACATCTCGACAGACGTATCATCAACCGTATGCAACCAGTACCAATATAGCGCCAAACGCCTATCATCCATGGTCCATGCCCTTGAATCGACATGCCCATCCTTGAGCTGAACCCGGTTCAAGAAGAGTGTCGTCAACTGTTCTTCCAGTCGTGGATCAGCATCGCAAAAATCCAGGGCATCGGCTACGGTGGCTTCTCGCAGCGTGATTTTTTTGATCGGGTTGCTGGGTAGTGAAAACGGTGGTAAATTCATCAGATTCCTGTGTTTTCCGTTAAGCTATAGGTCGTGATTTGCGCAAATGTGATCGGGAATTCCAGATGTCCCGGGTCCGATCGGCTTTCTGTTACCTGGCCCAATTTGGTTGGGATGCACTCCCATGTATCGGCTTCGCGCTCGGATAGATCGGGCTGAATCGCATACCGCGTCAGATTCAGGCTGCAATCCTTGGATAGCCGGACCAATCCGGTGCTTGCGTCCACGATCAAAGCCGTCAAATTGGCGAACCATCGATAAATGCGCTGGTCCACATTGTCCCGCATGGTCATCGATACCGTTACCGTAGCAGCCGCCGTTGGCCAAACAAACGTATGCGCCCCCAGTTTTTCGGTTTCGGTTTCGATCTCGATCGGATCATACGAGAGGTCCTTGACGTACAGATCGAAGTCTTCCGGGACGGAAACCTTCGCATTGCTGATTTCGATCCGAAATTGCCAGTTCTGGCGAAAATCCGTCTGGACCAACTGCTTTGCCAGCAAGCGCAATTTGTTGAAGTCCTCGACCATTAAAACACGCTCATCATGGGTAGAAACGCTTGGGAATCGGCCATGTCTGCCTCAATCGTCAGTTTCCGACTCAACAGCTCTTCATCGGATGGCAAATCGATTTGACGCCCCGTGGCTTGGGCAGCCGCCCGAGCCCGTTTGGTGTTCGGGATATCGATCAGGGCAATCAAGTATTCGAGGATCGTTCCGGCAACACCACCGGGTAAATCCGTATCCGTATCATAGTTTTGTAAATCCACCAGATACCAGATGGTAAACGGGGGCAGGCTTTCGGTATCGGTGACGATGGTAATGGTTTCTCCATCGTTTTCGCATTCATGAAATCGCCCATAAGCATCCTGGACAGATGCGATTTCCAGGCAATCATCTGGGGTTGCGATCGATATATTCGTTCCGGATGTCTTCACCGATTTCATGACACCGGCTTTGTCCTGATACATCATGAGCGCAGCCTGCAGCATGTTGGCCAATTGCCCATCATCGTTGAAATACAGCGGCGCAAACCGCTCCTTGGCCAAAGCCAGCACTTCGTTGGGTGTCATGATACCCCGTCGTTACTCCGGATAATAAATGCCATGAAGCGTCCCGGAAGGCTTGATCGGGACCGCGTCTTCAACCGACAGATCGGCATTGTCCAACTCAATCCATGCGTCCTCGATTTCCCATTCGTGGGCATCGTTTCCGACGGAATTCGACTCGCTTACCAGCGTTAAGGTTACATCCAGATACTGTTTGTTCTTCACCCATGATTTCAGCGCCTGATAAGCGTTTCCGGCGACAGCCTCCTTGAATGTAATGGGAATTTCGACGGCTCCCTCGTATTTGCCCTGCTGGACGAATTTGACGCCATGCGGACCGTATGTTTCGATGGACTCGCGTTTCAGGGCCGGGATGCCGAACGACTGGATCAGATATTGCAAATCGGGATAGCCATCGACGGTCATGATAAAATCCTGACCGATCGCGGACTCTCCCATGGACACCATTTTTTTGTAGGTTTCTTTCAGGAGCGATACATTGCCCTGAACGCCGCTGATATTGGACATGGCGAAATCCTTTATGATTTTTTGTAAGAGTTCTGTATCTCGGTTCGCGTCACGGCCTGATGTGACTCGACCTGTAACGACACATCCGCTCGGATCAAATATCCCTCTGCGTTTTTTTCTTTGTCATACGGTACAGAAAGACTTTTTATGACACAATCCGGGAATGTCTGCAGCCGACCGAAATTGATCGATACCTGGGCCGGTATCCGCATACTCATGCTGTTGATCGGGTCCGGGGCCATCATCATTTCCAGCGCCCGGATAGCGCCCTCGACCTCGGTGTAGGGATCGGTGAAAGCCCTGAATTTCAGGACCAGATTGAACGTGTAAGGCTGGTTCCCGGCCCATGCCTGACGGCTGTTGATGGTACCCTGCAAGGTCGTGTCATTCAGCATCTGCAGAGCACCGCTTGCAATGCGGTACCTTGCAGCCAGCGAACTGTCTGCGAACGGCGTTTCCCAGTTGGATACGATCTCCTTGGATGTCCCTTCCCCAAGATATCCGACCACCGTTACATCATGGGATGAGTCGATAACCCAAATCTTGTGGTATGTCGAAATCCCATCCCGGTATGCGCCGTAGCTTTCGCTCATGACGGATTACAGACCCCGTTTTTTCCGGATTTTCATCGATTTGGCCCGTGCTCGCTTGGCCATTGACGTATTGGCCTTCATCCGGGCCTGTTTCAAGGCCATCCGTTGGGCCGAAGTGATTCGTTTATGCCGGAATTTCCGCCTGATCTTGACCACCTGCCCACCCCGAACAACCCGGATGGTGCTTTCCATTACCGCGTCATCCGCGCCCAGGACATAGTTGCTGATCAAATCACCATCTGGGGTTTCGGTTGCATTCAGCTTTTCACTGATGAAGCTGCCCAGCTTTTCTCCGCTGGCATCATCGTCATCGTTGATGAATTTGTCGATCGTATCGGAATCGGCACCGAACGAGAGCATGGCATCAGCGACACCCGCCCATAGGTCGTTGTAATAAGCCTCTTCATCCGGGCTGATTTCTTCGTTGCCATCCATGTCCGCGATACCGATGACACATGCATCCAGCGCATCGACGGAAAAATCCCCCGCATCAATCCACGTCAGCAAACACGACATGGCCTGGGATTTGATTTGTTTTGCAACAAAATCATCACCGCTGCCATCTGCAGCCGCTTCGAAAATCGAATCATGCTGGTCAGCGCCCATGTAAGAGAATCCGGCGGAAAACGCCTCTTCAAACTCGTTGAGCTTCATTGTAAATGCCATAAGACCCTCCCCCGCAAAAGAAAATAGCTGTTGTCCGCCCGATCGATTCGAGCGGATCGCTGATTACAAGATTAAAATGGGTTGGCCCACAATTCGCCGCGCCGATCCGACCGGGCAGAACGACCACGTCACCAACCATCTGTCGATTTCCGGCTGTTCCACGGTGAATACATAGGGATTGCTGTCTGTTGTGGATTGGGCAACTGTAACGGTGTAAGCTTGATCCCCTCCGGAATCGGTTCTGGGTGATACCAGAGCCCCGGCTGTCACCAGCTTATCCAATATAGACTTCATGCCCTTATACAAGCCGCGATAGGTGATGCCATCTGGCTCATGCTCCATGTATCCGGCCATCTCCAGAAACTGGTGGTCGATATAATTGGCAATTCGATTGACCCAGACAAACCGGCTGTAATTGGCCTTCGGCCAAACGGTGAGCGCGTCATCGATCATGGCAGAGCCATTGCCGTTGATGATAACGGGGTTGATCCGGGCATCATAGAGGGCGTCCCGATCAATGACATCATCCGGGAAAAGAAGCTCTACTCCGGTACGGGATAGCACCCCACGGTTGATTCCCGCTGGAGAATAATGCACCCCCGGAGTATCGCCCGTAAAATTGGCATCCCCCAATGCACATGCAGCGACAGCAGCACCACTCGCTCCCCAAACGGTTTTCCCGCCATACCACGCATCCTTGGCGGCAAGAGGGCAGTAATAAGCGGCTGCAAGCCTTGATGACAGCGATGCACTGGTAAGCCATGTGATGGCCGAACCCGAATCCAGATATGGAGGAACATCGAAAAACAGCATGGTATGCCGGATTTCAGCGATATCGATTGCGTTTGCAATTACATCCTCTGTGTAATTGCCCGCCATGAACATCAGATATGCCAACACCTGTTCGTTTCTGAACATATCCCACGCGGAAATCCAATCTTGCGTTGTCGGTGTTCCGCCGTTGGTGCCGCCGGCAAATGCCGGTTTCGTCTGGAGCCCTGCAATGGCTGTGATGGTATCAAACGCATCATCCCAATCGACATCGGTATTCCAGTCGCATCGGAACCGGGATGAGCGCTCTTCAAGCAAGGTTTCGATAAACACGGAGCGTCCCATATCGTCCTTGTCACTCGGATCGACGCCTACGGTCCAGTATTCCAGAAGATATTCGGTCCCGGTTTCATCGATGTCATAAAACTTGATCGTAAACCGTTTCTTGACAGCATCGATATTGGTGATCGTAAAGGACCTATTAACACCCGGATCGCCGTCCACAGGATAAATGGTGCCAATATAACCGGACGCCGTACTAATCTCGGTGCCGTATGCGATAGCATCCGTTACCATGGGTGTGGTGTATGCATCCCAATCGGAGCTTGCCGCTGTAGGCTCGACAGAACCCGCCGTATGAGCGGTGACACAGATGAGCGAAATGGTCCCGCCCGATACTGTCACCACATCACCAACAACATAGGATGTTCCAGCCACCCATGCGCCGAGGTCGTTGGCCGCGTCCCAATCGGAGCTTGCCGCCGTAGGCTCGCTAACCCCTGCAGTGTGTGCATTCACACAAACCAGTTTGCTATCATCGGAGATCGTGACCAGATCGTTGACGGCGTATTCGGTCCCCGTCACCCAATCTCCCTTGTCGGTTGCAGCATCCCAGTTGGCGCTTGCCGCCGTAGGCTCGACAGAACCGGAAGTATGCTCCACGACACAAATCAGTTTGGACCCGCCGGTAATACTGACGACATCATTGACCGCATAGGTCGTGCTGGGTGTCCATGCTCCCTTGACATCGATTTGTTTCATGGCCAGGGTCGGGAACCGGGCATCGCTTGCCAAAACACGCACGACATTGACGTAGTTGCATTCCTTGACGGCATCTGCCAAATGCCGCAAGCCCTCCATCTGAGTACGATCCGGAATGATTTTGGTATATGGTACGCCGAGGATATCTTCCCAATTGACATGGGTGACTTTCAGCACCTTCCCCGGAGCTCCCTTGGGCGACTGAACGACGGTAGCGCCAATGGATATCGGGCCACCACCGGTTTTCAGCGTATTGTCTATCAGCCGTAGCACGGTAATGCCAGCGGCGTTTGTCACAATATTTTTCATTTCTTTTTACGTCCTCGCTTTTTGGTGGCGGGTTTCGTTGCCGCCGTCGTCTCCGCCATAACCGTACCTTTGGAGACGGCAAGCATCTCTTGCCTTTCATCGGATTGCGTTTGCTCCGGATGCCCAACGTCAAACGCCGGATCGGTATCGGGTTTGTCTGGCGTCAACGCTTCCTGCTGTGGCCGTACCTGGTTTCCCGGAGGGACCAGAATGTCGATACAAATCCCAGTATCTCTGGAGGCCATCTCCCGCTGAAAGATTTCAACCATTGCCGCATGAACTGCGATTTCTTCCTGCCCGAATGCGGGCAGACGGATCATCCGCCCGCCCGGAGCCTTCACAATCCGGTTATCCGCGTGATTGTTCGTTATCCGGATTCGCATGATCACACCCCATCATCACGATTGGTTGATGGTCAGATTCATGAAATATTCCCGGCCATCGAACGGTTGCAGGTCCCGATATGCCAGTTCCCAGAGGGTGTTCTTGTAGGTCAAATCCCGCTGAATGGCATGTCGGAAAGCCATTGCCGGAATCGCATCACCCATCACATACCCGGCCTCACCGATTCCCCGGCCCTTGGCGCAACACAGGCACTGGAGGGTAGGTGTTTTCTGCGGGTCTTCGTACAGGTCCCACATGCCATAGAGTCTACCGACGTAATGCGGTTGCGGAACAGATTTGTAGTTGGGAACCGGCTGGAAATACTGGGCGGGCATCGCCTTGAAAATCGCGGCGGAAACTTTGTCGGCGATGATGGCCACAAGCCCGGATGTACCGGTTCGGTTGACCAAGGTTGAGTCGATAGTCAACAGCGCTTCCAGAAGACCCTTGTAATAGAACCCGATATCGGTGGCTCCATCGGCTGCGTCTTTGTCCCATGTTTCCTCGCCCTTGGCGAAAAAATACAGGTCACGAAGGACTTTTCGGTCTTTGTCAGCGGAAAGCAGGTTCCGCATGGCAGACATTGCCATAGCATCGGCATTCAGGTTGTATTCACGTCTGAGAGCCCAAAGCGCTTGAAGCGTGACATCGGCTGCGATGGCGGATTCATGGGGATAGAGCACCCTTGAATCCATTTCGGTTGTAACCAACGGAATCAATGTCGGGTCTTTCTCGATATCGATATCCATGGCGACATAGATTTTGATGCCATTGGCCGGGGCCACGGAAAACAGCGGATTGATGTTTCCGCTGGTGTAGTTTACCGTACCGGTTACGGTGACAGGGGTCGCGCCGACAAGAAACGTCCCGGAAAGAGCGCCGTTGCCGTCATCTCTGGCGACGATGTTGCCGTCATGGATGATTTTGATGCTTTTTTTCTTGAAGGGCATTGCGGTGCCGAATGCGGTGGCGGAATCGAATTCGAACTCATCGCTCGATCCTGTATCCGATCCGTCGCCTGTCCCTGCCAGGTGCCGCTGGTCCATCGAGGAATATTGACCGGTGTAATCCCAATCCAGCCGCTCGCCAAGCGTCAGATCGCCGAAGGTTGATCCTGCCATACGCCAGATTTTGAAAATCTCGGATTGGTTGAACTGTCCAGGGATGAATGATACGATATTGGATACGATGGAGTTGAGCATGACAGGAAGGATCAGCGCAACCATCCGGTCCCGCATCAGAATGCCATCGGTGCTGGACATCTCGGCTGCAGATTCGAAAATTGGGCCAAGCTCTGCATTGGCTTTTCCGGAAGTGACAGCAAGCAGGTTTTGCATGGCATTATAGGCGCTTGCCAGTAATTCGTCGCTTGGCATCGCACCCCGACGGTTGCAGTAGCTTTGAAGCGCCAAGCTCGCGGTAGACTGGATGGCACCGGAGCCTTTGCCACAAGCCTCAAAAATGCTGCCCTTCATAGCCGCTTTCAGGCGCTCGTCTCTGATTCTGCGATCCTCGATGATCTGTCCTGTACTCCCATCGACCACCGGGGCAAGAAGGCACTCCTTCATGTGCTGGGCCTTGGTGGTGATATCCGCCACACGTTCATGGTATTGCTGAAGATTCGCCATAGTTTTTTCCTTTTTCATAAGGTTAGGATGTGATACAGGCGGCAGCGAAAAAGGACCGCCCACAAGCAACAGGAAAACTATGGTCAGAATCGATAATTTTGCCATCGATGTAAAGAAAGTGACTCGCATATAGCGCTATATGCGATGAAAGTTGATTTCGGGCATTCAGGATATAATTTACATGTTTAACTTGCAGCGATAATGTGAGGGAAAACCATGCTGACTAAACTCGAAGTCGGTAAACCCTATCCGGGTCCGGTCCAAAAACTCCTGGCTGTGTTTTCGGAACACCACCACATCGACCACGGTATCGGTACCCTGGCCGGCGAATGTTTTGCTGGGCAGCTTGTGTGCGCCCATGAATTCGGCTTTTTTGCTGCAGGCAATTCGGAATTGCTCCCACTTGCCCGATTTTGCACCGACAATATTGGTAGGGACCACGAACGCGCAAAGGCCACCTGGCTTTACCTTGTCCAATGCGCGTAAAATGAAATACCGCTCGATACGCTTCTCGGTTTTGTATTCCGGGTCCAGATGAGCGTTTTTTCCACGGGCATCCCCGAATGGCACATTCCCGACAAAAGCATCGAATGTGTTGTCCGGGTTTTCCATCACAACGGCCTCAAACGGCTTGTTTTCGATCGAATCCCCGGCATTGAGCAACCCGGCGATCTTGCTTCCAACCGGATCGATATCGCACCCGGTAATGGCTATCCCTTTGCCCTTCGGCTTCATGCCGGAGAACACACCGGCTCCTGTGCATGGATCGCACACGTTACCGTTCTGGAATCCGTTTGCGCTCAGAGCATCCCATATCCCTGCAGCCACGAAATCGGGCGTGTAATACTCGTACTGGCTGTTCTCCGTCAGACCGCCTTTTCCGGAATACTGCTTGAGAACGTCTTTTTCTTCTGCCGTAAGTTCATCCGGAGACTGGACATGATCCAGAATGGCCCGGCATTGCTCATTGATCTTTTCCCGCGATTTCACGCCGCGAACGCGAACACCATATTCAGATGTCGGGTCCTGATACGTGGTGTTCGTAATCGTATCGAGGGTAACGTCAAAGGCTGCCCGGAACACGGAGGCGATATCGTCGAACGTCTTGGCTTCACGAATCTGCTTGGTGTAATCCGCAACAGCCGCCGCCTTTTCGAAGATCATATCTTCGTCGTCATTGGTTACGAATGCATAGTGCGCTATCATATCGTTTCCTTCCTATATTACCGATTTTCCCAAACCCCCGAACACCCGCTCAAACACCGCCACAATTTCATCCATCGATTTTGCATTCCGGATATCATCCGGAATATATGCACCGGGTGGATACCCGTGTTTATCCTCAAACTCGGTCTGTGCCGATCTCCATAACCAGTCCGCCACCTCGTTTTTACCTAATATGGAAAGAAACTGACCCGACTGCAGATCAATAAGATCGAATCTGGCTGAATTCTTTTTTCCAGTTTTCGGTACGGCTACATACCGGCTGTTGCCGGACCTTAAAACAAGTATTCCATTTTCCGTTGTCCATCCGGGAATGGGGACATTTTGGGCAACACGGTCATGATGTTCTGCCGCTCGTTTTTCTCCATCAATACGTTCCTGTTTTAAGAACTCCCGATGTTTTGACAGGTCTGCCATGTCTCGGTTCTGGTTATCGATTTTCCTTATCGACTTTGCCTCCAACCGCTGAAAATCCCCGAACACCATCTTGTCCAGGATGTTTCTGAACCCCTGCATAAAAAAGTCATCCTTGAAATTCTTCAGCGCCTTATCAGCTTTTTCAACATTCCCCTTGAAATACCCATCAATGTAACTCTGCCGCACCATGGCCCTCATGGTATCCTTGTCTACATATTGGTACACCCATGCATCCATGGCCTTGTTTTGCTGGACGCACCATGCGGCCTGATCACCGTTCGGATCGACAGCGACATAGAACCTGCCGTGGATAAAATCCCCCTGCCATTCCTTGTCACCATACAGGGGCCTCGGGGCATTGAAGATGATCCAGTTCGGCGGTACATCGATGGGGGCTTGATTCTTGTCTATCGATACCGCAAGCCGCAAGCCGTCAACGATAGCCATTATGGGCTTGGGAACATTGGATAGGCTACTCTCGAAAAGCCCCGGCTGGCTCCCGCCTCCATTATCTGCCAGCGCCGCTCTCAAGACATCCATGGCGCTTGGTTTTTCCGGAAGATTCCCGAACAGGTCCGGCTGGCTCTGATTTTCCGCCCAATACCGGTATTTCGCGGCAACGGTCTGCAGCGCTTCGGCAATCCGTTTTGCAGATCGTGCATTTTTGACCAGAAATCGCGTCACCAAAGCAGTCTCTTCCGGGATTTCTTCCCCGAAAAGCCCAAGTTGGTTCAGGATGGTTTCAACGTTTTCGCCTTCGCGCTTGGCTCGCCGGATCAAATCGACTGCTCCGACGATATGGTTGATGGCATCGATTTGTTCATCACCCGCCATGGCCTTCACCCTGGCAAACGCCGGTGCGGACATGGTAAGCGCTTTGAGGATGTTGCGAATATCGGGGTTGGCATCTTCTGCCATCAGCGCCAGTAACCGCTCGTCATGGAATGCCTTGTCAAACACTGCGGCTTGAATCCGTTCCAACAGTTGTCGAGTAGGTTTGCCGTCCGCTGTAAGCAACCCTGCCGATTCTGCAGGCCCCATCAGTTTCAGAAACCGGGTGATGAATGCGTTGTTGGCTGCCGTAGCGATTTCCCCGTCATCTCCTGGATGGAACAGGTCCATGTCATCCGGTTGCAGTCGCCCGCTGTCCACCTTTGCCGTTTCCACCGGAGACATGGCGGCGATATCGCCCTCGTTTGCCCGCTCGGTGACGGTCTTTCGGTTCTGGTCCGATATCCGAATCCGTACCAATACAGGTCGTTTCATGGCCTTGATTTGCTCCGGATCAACGCCTATTTTCTGTGCCGTATCAATCAACCACGCCTTGTATTGCGGCGCTTCATCGCGCTCATATCGGGTTTTGATGCCCATTGTCCGCCCATTGCCGGACTCCACAACCAAGTCCCGCCCGACAATCGGGGAGCCAACGCTTGCGTAGAGCGATCCGCCCAGCAAATCCGGGTTCAGTTTCCCGCTGATACTGGCAATCTGTTGCCTCATGGTATCTCTGGTCCGGTCCCTCGGCTGCAACTCCTGCGGAAACTCCGGGTTCAGGGAAAAATCGGTATTGTGCGATGTCACCAAATCATCGGATTCCACGACGGCATATTGCAGTTTCAACAGGCTTCCATCATTGAGATAGGCTCTCGTGTATCGGCCTTTAATCACTTTTGCATTGACTTTGTGCCCGTTTCTGGTAATGTTTTTGTCATCAAAAGGAGTAACATCAGCCATGAAATCAGACATATTCGACTTCGTTGAAAAAGAAGACGTCGCCTTTGCAATCGAGAAATTGACGGGCAACATCTTCCGGATGGATTCCCGAAATCCGGAAAAATGGGTGGAAATCGAAGACCCGGATAGTTGGACCAGAATCCGGTTGAATTCATCGCCTATTTCCGAATCCGAAGCCATGTTGCTTGCCGATGAATTGGCGGAAGATATCGCGGCATTGCGGTAGACTTTTATTGAAATATCCGTCAATTCATCAACATAGCCTCTTGCTGTAAAATATAGGTCGCCGCCTTCTGATTTATTATTGTTGGCTATGGCTTTCAGTTGGCGGGTGATTTCGTACAGCTTGTGGCCAAGCCCCTTCTCTTTGGCCTCCAAAATAGCGTGTGTGTTCAGTTGTAGTTCGCATAAATGCCCACCCACATTGACCACCATCATGATGTCCCGGTAGCCGTCGCTTGTCGGATTCTCAAATCGGTTCTTGGCTTTGGAAACCGCCGGGTCCTTGCCGATCAGCTTGAATGCCGAAACAACGTCCTCCACCCGGTCGTATAACAGCGTACCACCAACAATATCCGTCAATCTGGCTGCGCACCCGGCGTAATCATTTTCCACCTTCTGCCCGGCGCGTTCCCTGCCTTTCAATCCGGGCCGCAACATCACCCGGGTTGCCCCTGTTTTTCTGGCATATTCCTCAACCCAGTTCTTGAATTCAGGGAGTGCTTTTTCAGCTTGGGCATAAACAGCATCCAGCGATTTTTGATCCCCAACCTGCTGCTTGAGGCTCTTTTTGATTTCCACAACCGCTTGGGTTTCACCGAGTTCTTTCAGGGCCTGTAACGTCGTGTTGCCGTCCAACACCTTGTATTGACCATTGCCCATATCCAGGACATAAATCGGTTTTCGCTTTTCTCCATCTCCGGATTTTGCAGCCTGCATGTGATCATGCGCCCGCTTCACTCGCTGCGGGTCCGCCGGTTCCCGTGCAATCAGTTTGTCAATAGACATTACCTGGCTGGAATAGGTATCCTTGAAATAGGGCGATCCGCTGGATGGGATATCGGCGCGAAAGAGCGCCCGGAAAACCTCCGAGATGTCGTCAATGTCATCGGACTGGGTTAGTTTGGTTTTCCAATCTGTTGTGGATGATTCCAAAATGATGTTGACATTGTCCGAATTGAATGGCATATTTACATCGTAATTCGGAAGGGTGGAGGCTGTCTCTGTATCCCCTTCCGGGGTGGAGGGAATGGACGCCCAGAATCCCTCCCCATCAGCATTTTCTGTTATTTTCTCCATCATAATGTTTTCCACAGAATTTCTTCCCCGATTATCCTTTCTGGCTATTTTTGTTCTGATTTCATCCCCGTGAAACACCAAAATATCCCAAATATCTTTCTGGATTTCCGGATCGAAATATTTTTTTATTAAGTACTGCTTCTGCTGGTCTTCCAATTCAATTTGAATGTCAAATTTCTTCAGGGTATCCGGTAGAGAATGAATGTATTTGGACCTGCCAGAATCTTTCAAAAAATGTTCATAATCGATAGCCTTTCCATTCTTCCTGAATTTTATCTTCGCACCGAATGGGAACATCTTGCGGACAATGCTTTTCAAAATAGCAAGATAATCCTGATAAGATTCTCTCTTTAACGCATTGATCCGTTTGGGGTCGATAGAGTCAAGAAACGCCCTGATATTTTCACGATCCGCAGCGCTCTCCAAAATCAATTCCGATTTTGTGTCCCCATACTCCAGCCATTCCCTGAAGTCATCCATCGGCATATAAACCATGTCACCCATACCTTTCCATCCCGCTTCATAATTCGACAGATACGCTTCAGCCGCTTCTTCCCGGTCCTCAAAACACAGCATAACTTTATGCTCATCGAATGCACCGGTTTCCGGGTTGACCTGATTCACCACATACACGTTTTTGGATTTCGGCTTATCGCCTATGAAAACATCGATGTGATCCTTGTCACGACCTACGGTCCCTTTGATATATCCGTAATGATGTTTCATGGTGTTTTGCCACTTCTTCCCGTCCCGAGACACCCCGGACCGGATGGAGCCCTTCGGGTTTTCTATGGCTATTTTCAGCCCGTGAAGCGCAATGTGCTCTTTTGCGTAATTCCCGGCTTCTTTCTGGGCCTGTGTTGGTTCTGGAAGATTATTTTTGGGAGAAGTTGCTGCTGTGTGTGCCATGGCATCTATCGTCGATCGCTGCATAGGATGGTTTCTCCTGTCGGTTATTTGATAAGACAATCAAACAGGATTCCCCGAATTGATCAATCAGTTGCGTAGCAGATAACGCTATATGAGATGAAACTTGTCATCCCCAAACAAAAAGCCGCTCCAGGTGTGAGAACACAACCGGAAGCGGCCTCGTCAATATCAGGAAAGAAATCATTTTTAGGTTAGGGTTGTGGCGGCCCCGTATCAACCGGGTTGGTAATCGTCTCCGTGCTGGTAGTGGTATTGGTCGTTGTGGTCGTGGGTATGGAAATACCTCCACCTGCTATATGGCCCCCGGCTACGACATTGGTGTTCCCCTGAACCGATCCGGCAAGCCCCTTCAATGCGTCGCCAGCCGCCCATATCCCGCCAACAACCGTAGCGCCACGTACCAGCGAGTCGGCCACACGCCATGCAGGATGCGCCGGATCGGGCTGGCGCTGTTGCACCTGCAGTTGCGGGTTCACTTCAAGCCGTTTGAGCTTGGCGCCGTCCTCCGACCATTCGATGGTCACCAAAGGCTTCTGAGTCAACAAGGTTTGTCGATAAGCCTCGTAGTTGGGGTCCAGTGTTTTTGTGGTCGAACATCCCGTAATGCCGATGGTGATCGCAACGATACATGCACAGATGATCCATCGATATTTGACCGTCATGCCCATCCCTCCCTGTGCAATAATGTCATCACGTCGTTTGCCCGTCGCTGGCCGGTTTGCTCCCGAACGTCAGCATCGCCTTAAGATTCACCCAAAGCGAAAAGACAGTCTCGAAACGCTGGTAAATTTCGTCGCCAACGCCATGCTTTACGAGCGTCAGCACAATATCCTTTTTGGTGGCGCCGGTGCCGCCGCCGCCTATCAGGGTTTCCACCGCCGTCATTGCCTCGGAAATGATATTCAGGGCCAGTTTAATCGCGCTGAAAATCAGAATCGCCTTTTCCATCGTTGATGATCCTCCTGTAGATTTCCTCTTGTCGTTTGAATTCTTCGATTTCCTTCTGTTTCCGTCCCTGATACCAATTCAGGATTCCAGAGACAGGTATCGTGATAATCGGCTGCGGGCCTTCGGCCTCCGGCACCGCGTCATCCCATTCATGCATTGGCATGACTATCCTCCTTGCCATCGCACCCTTCCAGCCGATCCGGCACCCGGCCGCTGCGCAGCACAGACCACACCTGGCCCAGCAGCGTCACGATCCGATCGTCCTTGACAGAATCTGTCATGATGGCAACACCCTTGAGGATCGTGAACAGCAAATACAGCGTGATCCAATTATTTCCGACGAATTCCAGAATGTATCGATCAATGGATATCATGCCTTGTTTTCTCCCCAATCCCGATCGTTGCGACTGAGCCACCCATTGATGAAAGCGTTCTTCTTCGGCAGACCCATCAAGTATTGGGCGATTTCGCTTTCCATTGCCGCATCCAAAGCCATTTCATTTCGGTATCGATTGACGGCCGAAATCGTCTCTTTTCCGATGATACCATCTACGGTCACGAATTCCCCCAGCTTGTTCAATACCTTCTGCAGACACATGACGATTGGTTTCATGCCGCACAGGAACCCCATGTTGAAAAGCTGGTGCTGGATCCTCCGATGCTTGATCTCATCCAGACGGTAGGCAGACCAATACCGATCCCAGGCCCTCTGCTTGGAATCTTCCCTGGACCATGTCGCCCATTGAGCATCCGGGATATCTGGATTCCACCGACGAGAAAACCCCCATTTCGTCTCCCCTCCCGGATCCTTCGGGTTGTTCGAATAGGCGCCTTCGTCCTGCATCAGGATATCAAATTCTTTCAGAAATTCCGGTGTCAACGCATCACCCCGAATCCGATGATTAAACCGACCATCAAGCCGGAACCGATAAAGATTCCCATTGCAGCCAAGCCGAAAGCCGCGTTTTTCTCACGCAATTCCTGGCTTGGATCAACGGCGAAAATTCCCATGAGCAACCGGCACACCAAAACCATGCCGATTATCCCGCCAAACGCAGCACACGGTATTCGTAACGCTACAAACACATCCGTCATAAATCACCCAATCGGCGCATATTGTTTTTTAATCGTGTTGAAAAACAGGCCCTGCATGTAACATGGATCGCATAAACAACCAGTGCGATCAATGTAGGGTATTGGCGATATGGCCACCACCATGCGCTCAGAAAGTTTAAACAATGCATTTCGTTGGCCAGGCACCAATACAGATACCATGCTCCCAAATGGGTCAAGCACAACCCCAGCATAAGCACACAGGTAATGCCGTAAATCATGGTAGCGCCACCCTGTTTGATCCACCACCACGCAAAGAGCACAAAGAGATACGCACTAAGCAGCGTGATGATCAAATGCAGGACTTGTGAATGATCGTGTGCCATCGGTCCCTTTGTCAGAATTTTTCTTCTGGTTCGGCTGTTTCTCAACGCATTCGAACCAGCTTTCTTCGTCATAGATTGATGCTCTTACTTTTTCCGCCAGAATCAGGACATGCTGATTCAATTCTCTGTTGCGCTCGATTTGGCGCAACAGCTCTTCTTGTTTTGCCATCAATCGTTTTTTGCGTTTTCCGCCAAACCATTTCATACGGAACCGCCTCTTGTTGGTAGCATCCCCTGCAACAAGCCGGAAATCCGTGCCAGGGTTTCGCCAAACTCTCGTTCCTGGTTCAGCATTTTTTCGATGGTGGCCTCAAACGTCATGCTCTCATGACGACGCTCGATTTTTTCGGTGACGATCCATAGCAACAGCACCAACGATTCGGGCCGCGTCAGGCATACCAGCAATTTTTCGAGGATAGCCGTTTCCATCGTCACGACCTATTTTTTCACGAAAAAGGCATCGACCCGTTCAAAATCGATCCCAGCCGCATGGCTTCCGTATTCAGGAGCATCAACAAAAACCGGCCTTGCAATCCTTTGCACTGATCCGCTGTTCCCGTTGACCGGGTACATGCTCAGATCAACCCGCTTGGCCGATTCGAAGAAATTGACCATATCGTAAAAATCTCTTTCGTTGGCCATACTGATCATGGCCTCCTGGACCCGATCCGGAATGGCAATGACGGATTTACGAGCGCATTCGGTGATAATCTGCTTTCTGGAATCGATCAGTTGTGCCTTTTCGGCCTGCAAATCAGACATGCGCTGTTTGAGCGATTCAATATCCGATCTCCCGGACTCGATTTGCTCCATGAGCGTCGATTCATAGATTTCCGCTTGCGCCAGCCGTTCGGCCAGGTCGTCGGCATACAGTTGTACGGATGCCAACCACGAATTCAGTCGTGACTCCGGGTCCTTCACACCCATCTGTCCGATGTTCTCCAGGATCATGTCCCGTGTTGGCGCATCCGCCGATTCCAGAATATAGCCACGGTTTTTGGCAAATCCGGGGTTCAGGACATAATCAAATCCCTCAAAGCTGTTGATCCGGGTTGCGCCCATCCTTCCGCCGTCAGCACCGCCACACGCCCACGAGAACCCGCCTACTCGGGACTTGTGCAACCCCATCACCACCCGACCCGGTTCATTCTCCAGCAACAGTTCCTGATGATGTTCGACATCACCATTCTTTGATACCTCAAAAAATGTGGTCACGTTCGACGGGATGTTTTCCACCAAAATTTGTTGGCCGTTTGGCAGTTTGACAAGCTCGGTTTCTCCCAATTGCAGCTTGCCCGTCAGCATTCGTCTGCCATGGCCGAAATACCCGAATTTTTCGCGCAACTGGATTCCCTCGCGGGTTTCCGGCGCGTAGCAAACCGCTGTTGCAGATTCCAGAATATATTTGCGATGATGGCCGGTATATTTGCGGCCCTCGTCGAACAGGTTGAATTGGCATTTGATAATTTCAGGCATATTCACCCCTCCCTTGATTGCTGCTGCGGATATCCGACAAAACCGATTGCACGACAGCGGATTCCATCACGCCCGTATTGTCTCCGCTGTTATCACCCTGGCCTCCACCGTCCGGCGCAGCCTGATCAATCTTTTTTCCAGGAAACATCCCTTTAAATTTTTCTTCATCCACTTTCATGATGTCAGTCCACAGGAAATTATAAAATGCCTGCCTGTCGACACTCTGCATGTCGGGATCGAGCGTCTGAACGATGGTCCCGATCATGGATGCCAAATTTGCCCGGCCTTCCCGATTTTCCTGTTCCTCCCGATCCATCGCGGAAGAGACGGAATTGAACATGATCCGCCATGGCTTTTCACCCGGAAGGAAAACCTTATTGAATTTATAGGCCACATGGATATCAAACAGCGTTTCGATTCCGCTTAAAACCGCCCGGCGTAGCAGATGAGCCCTGATTGCGGCCAGAATCGACACCCGGAAAAAACCGCCATCTCCAAGACCTCCTGAAAGCAACTCGCCAAACCCAAGCAATGAAGGATCGATACCCAGGGCAGAGCCCAGCCGGTTGATATGGAACTGAACATCCGCAAGGCCCTCGATGTTGGGGTTGCCCTCGATGGTGTTGATTTCAAGCCGCCCCTTGCCATCGCCCCAGATCGGTACGAGATGATTGATAATGGTCTGGATGAATCCACGTTTCAGTGATTGCGCGGCTCGTTGTCGTTGTGTTTTCAACAACAGATTCGATATGGTGCCCAGATATTGCGCGGCTCGTTGCGGGTTCATTTTTCCCGTATTGACGCCGATCAACCGCTCCAGTCGGGCAGCGTTTTTCCGGCTCATATTCAAACTGATGATGGCCTCCTGCAGGTCCAGCCATGGCCCGAATGCCGTTTCAATCAGCGATTGCCCGTAATTTTGGGACTCGCAAATCCCCTCGTCCTGATAGGCGTCGCTGGCAATATCGAAATCCCTGCCATCGGCCCGAAACGGTTCGGCATTCGTTTCGATTTTCCAGTAGGGAATCCGAAAAGCCACAAACGACCACGGCGGCAGCAAATCAATTTGGCCTCGTTCAAAATTACGTTGCCAAGCCGATGAAAATCCGACCAGTTGCCCTGCCCGCTCATACATCCGCATGAATTGCGGGTGCGTGTAATAATCGGATCGGACCAACTCCACCCCGACGCCCGGCCTTCCGTACACGCGGCAAAACCAGATTCCATACAGGGCGGCATTGAACGCCCATGATATACAGTGTTTATTGATTTTTTCCTTGAACGTGTTTCTCAAATCGATCGTTATCGGATCGTCTTTGTCGTCCGTACTCTCGATGGATACGATTTCCCCGGTATCGGATTTTGCGGACAAGGCATGACTCAGATGCATTTTGATAGCGCTATCGATAGTCGGGTCCGCAGCCATTGCCTGGAATACCGGATACCGCGCCAAGCGATTGATCGGCAACACACCGATTGGCTGATCTTCCTCCCCGACCGGCCCGGTAATGGCCGATGGATCACCAGGAACGCCAAAAAAATCTTCATAAAAGGCGTTCACCGGTAGAGGATCGGCCAGATTGTTGTTGTCCTGGCCGATCCCGGAGGATATAAACCCTGGAAAGAGTTTGGTGAATAAATTGATGGGGTTTCGCTTCACGTTCGCCCTTACGATGGAATCTTTGAATAGATTTCTTCAATGGCCGCTTGAACGTTCGTGGCTTCCAACCCTGATATCGCTTCAAGCGATACCGATTCAGCGGGTATTGATTCAGAATCGGGCAAAATACCATCGTCCGCCGTTTCGCCCTCCACAATCTCGACAAACGGATAGGACAAGGCGAATTTGGCGACATTGGCGTCGAAAACGCTCTCGGGCATTGAACCGGTGAATTCATCATACCCGGAAATCCGGGCGTTAAACTGTTCACCGACCAAATGAACCACGCCGCAACTATTATTCGTTATGGTGACTGCAGTTTGAAGCATTTGTATAACCCGTAACCTTAATAGGCGGAGCCAAGAGAAATTCTTCTCCAATTGGCGTCTGAAATGGTGTTGGTTTCGATGCAATGGTACAAATAACTGGCATCGGCGCACGTTTCGTTGGCCGCACCAATGGTTCCGTTCACGCCCCCGGCAAGCGTTGCATCACCCCATGACAGGTGATCGCAAACTTTGGTTGTGGCAATCAAATTGCCAGCCACGCCCTTTGTTTTGGCAACGACAAGCTGTGTGGTATTGGTGTTTGTCGTTGCCGTTACAGTCGGATGGGCTTCGGCGCACGAATAATCCGTGTCCGGCGTACCTTCATGGTTGATTGCCGATTTCAGGTTGTCCAGCGCTTCGGCAGCACTTGAACCGATCAGGACCTGGCCCTCTGTAGGGGTCAGGGCTGTTTTGAACGTATAGGTCTTGGTCCCGATGGTAACAGTATCCCCATCCGATGGGGCTGTAGCATCGGATGTGATTGTTCCGGATGCTGCTACTGCGTTTACGGGTGTTTTTTCGGCGAACGGTTGGTCATCGAGCGTAAGGTCCTTCCAAACGGCGGCACCATCTGTTGCATCCACGCATTGATAGATAGCCTGCGGTGATGTCGTGACATCTATCCACACCGATCCAACGGCATACCCTTCCGATTCGTCATCTGTGGCACCAGGAGCGCCGTCACCATCCAGTTTGTTCAAAATGAACGGCTGGTATGGATAGATTTCGCCGTCATCGAAATCACCCATATTGGTAACGACAACAGCCGTTCCATATTTTGCGGCGATGGCTGCAATGGCTGCAGTCGCTTTGGTTGCTGCAACTGTTGTGGTTACAGCCGATACCCCGGTTGCATAGGCTGGGGCCTCAAAATTCAGGCCAAGCGCTGCAATTTTGCAATCGATAGCCGAACAGGTGAAATTCTCGATCTTGATCGTTGTTTTCAGCATAGCGGGTCCTTTCATTGGAAAAAATGGTTATGACATGTCACATGATTAGAGCGTTTCCACCCACACAGCAATACATTGCATCGCATATAGCGCTATGTGTTGAAAATGGTCTTTACGCACCATTGGGTTCCGCCGGAAGGCATGGCTTCTGGTGACACAATCCATAATCTTCCGACGCCTCAGATGGCTCCTGGAGCCCGATGCAGTAATACAATGCGCTGTCTCCGTCTCCAGGCATCAGGCAGATGTGCGGCATTCCACTCAGGCATACCAGATCACCGATTTCCGAGCTGTCAGGCAACACATAACTGCCTTCCTCTGCAGGGCAACCCTCCGCATCAACGATGATCCGATTGACCATGTGGTAATCCGCCGCCTTTTGGAGCTGATACCGGGATTCCGGGTGGTCCATGTCCACGTTGAACACACTCCCCTCGACCTCTTCGGCAACCCCTGGCGGAAGCCCGACGTCCTCGATCTCGATTCCTTTTGCGGCCCGGTTATAAAGCGCTATGGTCTGTTCCAGAAACCCGCAATCCTGGCTAAGAACATCCTTGAGTTGTTGCAGTTTGTCGATTTGAGCGGATATGCCGTAAGTCCCGAACTCTCCCGATCGTTTGTTGATGTGCCATCCCACCCAGTTTGCAGCCGATTCGTTGGATGATAATATTGGGGCAACGACTGTTTCCAGGCATGTTTTCTGATCGTTCAGTTCATCGATTTGCCGGTCCAAATTCTCGATGGCCTTGCCTTTGGCCGTTAGTTGCTTGCCCAGCGATTCGACCAGTTCATCAATATCCATGTTTTACCTCGATACCCATTTCATCGTATAAATCCAAAAGCGCCCACTCGACATCACGACGGAATTCGACATCCTGATTGCGGAACCCGTCATTTACGCAATAGTCACAATCCACAAGGCTTCGGAAATAAACGCTCTGATATGCAATCGGCGCATAATGTCTCGCCACCTCACGCATGGCGTAGGCCAGGTCATTCATACCGGCTGCAGCGGTATACGCGATGGAATCCAATACGGTTCGATCCGAAACCACCACGTCGTATATTCTGGACGCCTGCATTTCCTCCTGAATCTGTCTCGTAAATATCCACATCTGAGCATCCTGTGAGGGTTTGTCACAGGTTGCGGATAGCACGGGAAACGGGCAGATTCTGGCTGTCTCCAGTATCACACCGACCGATCCGGTTTGTTCCAACTTCAAATTGGCTGCCATGCGATAAACGGCTGTTGTTTTCCCCGTCCCATGAGCCCCGCTAAAAGCGACAATCTTGCGTTCCATGTTCTCCTTTTTTTATCCAACCGCTACCGTTTGGACGCCGTCAATCAGCACCCCGGTAAAATCCCCGGTAAACACATCGGATAAGCGGGCAATACCTTTGCCATTGATTTTTTTGGTCGTCATGCTGGCATGAATATATCCGATATGCCCGCACGAGGCTTTGACGGTGTCCGAATCCCGCGCAACACCTGAGCCTGCAATCAAACAATCGTCCGATCCGCTTGTGATCCGTCCGGTAGTCCACACCCGACAGATGGCGCAATACCCCACTCCCGTTTTACCAATGACACAAACAGGCATTCCTCCTGCCATTACACGAGGCTCCAGGCGTCGATACTGGATTCGATATCCCCGATGGCCGCCGCTGTCTGGTTGATCGCTGCGATCTTTTCACTACCAGCGCTTGCCCATAAATTCCCGCTCAAATTATAGCCATCGTCCAGATGCAGCGAGCTCAACCATTGGCTTCGTCTGCCTGCATAATCCGACTGATCACACACCATCTCCAGACACGTTATGATATCCTGCATCAAATCGAGCGAATCCAGAATGCCCGCAGCCTTCAAATTCTTCAGGTATTTGGATTGTGTCATGCCGATCTTGCTGCCTATCCCGATGGAAGAGAGCCCCTTGTCCATCGCCCGGAACGCTGCCGTCTTCATTTTGGATTCCAGTTGACGCCTGGAAAATCCGGGCAATTGTCCGGGGTCCGTCACGTCGTCAATAGCCGCCATATCCACATCGATTGCGCTCTGAATCAATGGATTCGAGGCTATGGCGCTGGAGCAATTGCGCAAAATTCCCATACAGGTTTTCATCCACGCGAGGCTGTCCTCCACGGCTATCAAGCCTATTTGACCGGCAATTTCATCGATCTGATCTTGGGCCACCTGCAACGCCCCCAATGCCGTATTGCGAATCATTCGATCCACATTGGCTATCATTTTCATAGGACCTTTTGCGGCCTGCTCCAGCATGTTTTCGGCGTCCTGGAACTCTGCGATCATCATCCCGCATGGCGTAGTGGTCGTAATCATCAATTGATCTCCACAGACGGGGCCTGAATTACAATCTTTTCGGCGGAAGTCAGTTTAAGCACCCGTTGGGCCGATGCCTGATAATCACCCGTTGCCTCGCTCATGATCGATCCGGTTACATGCTCCGTCATATCCCCCATCACCGTAAGCGAGGCATCGGCCCCGATGGTTACATCATCATTCCCGGTGATATCCCGTTTTTCGTCTCCTGCCACCTGATCGAACCGGTTGGTCTCGGTCGTGATGAACAGATCACTCACCCCATGCAGGATCACAGCCCCATCCTTGGTAATCTCCACATTGGTCCCCGTTTGAGCCTGTGTGATCCGAAAGGTTCCGTCCTCACGGATTTCAGCCTGTACGCCGTGTTGTTTATAGATACAGTCCTTGCTGTATTGCGGCTTCTCGCTTGCCTCCGGCTCGTCTCCGGAACGCTTGGCTTGCGGCCCGTCAGGTCCCTCCCAAGCATCGTCGGGGAAATTCGGTGTCGATTCGGGGCAATAATGAACGCTTCCCGTAATGCGCGGCCTTCGCGTGTCTCCACCGAACGGAAAATCCACCCACACATAGTCGCCAACATCCACCGGAGTAAAAAGGCCATCGTTTGGCCGAAACCCGATAGGAAGCCTGTACGTCGCCCATGGCAAATCATCGACCGGAACATCATCGGTAAAAACTCCTTTCACCCGAACCCGAACCCGCATCAGCTTATCCGGATCATCGATACTCTCTACGATCCCGATATATTCACCCTGATAGCGCCGTTTGGGGTTTTGCGGCATCGGTGTCATGCCATGGCTTTGAATGTCCTGTTGGCTCATGCCGGGATCATCGCTTTCATCCGGCAATAGTAATTCTGGGCACCGGCTGTATAGTGGGTGACATTGCCTGTCACGGCTTTTGTGGGAAGACTTTCATCGAGCCACGAATCATTCCATGACGCCTCCAGGTACCATTGGAAATTCACAGACAACCCGGGGCCGAGCCTTCCTGTGCCCCATGTGACAATATCCAGAATCGGCATGGCGATAACGGTCATGTTGTCCATGATCTGCGAGCTGTCATGCTGGCACCATTCCATGGGCGCATCGATGGATTGGTTGGCCTCTATCAGTCCATCGGTGATGGACCAGCCGAAGTATTTGCGCTGGGTTTTGTCGCTGACCAGCTTGTCGGTATTCAGGTGCCGATAGGTCACAACCTGGAAATCAGCATCGGGCTTGCGGTATGAGAGCGTGATATTGGTTGTTCCGCCGTACAGGTCTGAAAGTTTTTTGAAACAGATTTTGCCCCGGAACGCATAAATCAGGGCGCCATGTTCATAAGCCAATTGCCGCAACAACAACGACGGCCTATCCCCCGGCAACAGGTGATAATCGTTCAGCAACGACATGGATATACCATCTACGGGCAATTGCTCGCTGATACCGGCTGCCTTCTGTGTCTGTTTGATGATGTCCTCGATCGAGTATGCATTTTTGGAAAACAGCCTTGCGCCCTTGACGGGGTCTTTCAGACATGCAATTTCCTCCTGGAGCATATTGAGCGTAACGACATCACCCTCCACAGGCATCGACATCACCCGGAATCCGGCCTTGAAATTGAGCATCCCGGATTCATAGGCATCCGCTGAAAGTGTGCAATCGATGATATCACCCGGTACCACCTGCAGGTGATTGCGCAGAACAGAAAACCGATCATCGTATTTCAGGATCATTCTCGGGCCTGAAAGATCGACGGTTTCAACGAATGCACAATCTCTGCAGAACGACAACTCGATTTCCTGCCCGCCGCTTCGCTTGACGGCCTTTTGCAATAGCAGCGTCGTAGGCTCAGACATAGACGTGTTCCTCTGCCATCGGAACAGCAGGATGATTATCGATTTCGCTGAAAAAACCGGATGTCGAATCATACAGATGAAAGACCCATCAACCCTAAGACCACCAAAGGATGGCGGCACAGACAGCTATTTATGCGCGATGCTTGCTGATTGGGCTGTGTGCGATCTGATGGAAAAGATTAAATTCAAGGCTGGAGAAAAGGGGATAACAGTCAAGGAAGTCAATCCGCAATACACCTCTCTCCGTTGCTTTAAATGCGGGCATATATCAGAAAACAACCGGCCAGAATGGCACCATTTTTTGTGTGAGAACTGCGGATACGATACCCATGCCGATCATAATGCGAGTCAGAATCTTACTGTGATCGGAATCGATGAAATGATTGCCGAACAATGTGCGAGCGGGAACGTGATGACGAAAACCCATAACTCGCTCGAAAAGGAATTAGCATGAAAAATAAAATAGATAGGGCGACCAGACGTCCTGAAGGCGAGACAGTGGCGTGTAAAACTCCCGGTTTTCATCCGGGTCTCGCAATACGCTCGCCAAACCCAATAAAATCGACCGCATATATCGGGGCGTCGCGTAACCATCACACGCTTAATGGTTACGCTGGCCTGTCTCAAGCAATTTGGCTGCGTAAGATTCACCGAAGTCGCGTAACCATCACACGCTTAATGGTTACGCTGGCATTTTTAAGAGGATGTTCAGGTAGAATACAGGCCATGTCGCGTAACCATCACACGCTTAATGGTTACGCTGGCATTAGGAAGGCAACTACCGAGGATTCCTCGGTAGTTGCCGCGTAACCATCACATACTGAGTGGTTACGCTGGTAGTGGTTCTTTCCAAAATGGAAATAACCAGCGTAACCACCATAGGATGCAGAATCAACAGGGGATACAAATGATACTGAGCACCCTTCAAATACACGATAGCATTCGACGTTGCGCCATTGCTGGCGTCTATCTGCTCACAATCAACGCCATGCTCTTGGCTGGTATTCTGTGGCAGGCGCGCACTACAACCGATGTGCTTGAGCGCCAGACCGAGTTGATGCAGGCGGAGGCGGAACAGGCGGCAATGGCTCCTGATCCGGAAGAATCATCAGGCCATCGCTTGCCACAACCCGAGCGCATCATGGCAATTAAGGCCGTCGTTACAGCCTACACGGCAAGAAGGCAGGAAACCGACAGCGATCCGGAGCGAACAGCCATTATGGAAAAACCCATCCCCGGATGGACGTGTGCCGTTAGCCGCGATCTGTCCCACTGGCTGGGCGGGAAAGTATGGATCGAGGGAGTCGGTGTGCGTCGGGTGAATGACGTGATGAATGAGCGATACAAAAAACGGGTGGATGTGCTGGTTGGAAAACCGAAAGAGGCCGTCCAAATAGCATCTGAGCAGCGTCAAGTTGTGTTTTTAGGGAAGGATCAAGGATGAAAATATCCGATATAGAAGATAAACATAATCTTGTTATATCCCTAAGTGGAGGGAAAGATTCCACTGCTATGCTGTTGATGCTTTTGGAAAAAGGATATAGCAAAAATATCCATAGCATTGTCTTTTTCGACTCCGGATGGGATTTTCCAGACATGCTATTACATATTCATAAACTGCAAAAGTACATTGAACGAGACATAGTAATTCTAAGACCAGAATTATCATTCAACTATTGGATGTACGAACGACCCATTATGGCTAAAAAGGGCCATCTCAAAAACACAATACATAGGATTGGCAATGGATGGCCAAGTTATTCAAGGAGATGGTGTACTCGTATCAAGGTAAATACTATTCAGAAATATATATCAAATATATCAGATGCAGTATCGATGATCGGCTATGCCAGTGATGAAAAGCATAGGGTAAAAATAACTCAGAATAATTCTAAAGGTAAGAAATGTTTCCCGTTGATAGACTGGAATATTACAGAACAACAAGCATTAGAATATTGCTACAATAAGGGATTTAATTGGAATGGGTTATACAATCATTTTAAACGAGTATCATGTTTTTGTTGTCCTCTACAGCGAAAAAGCGAACTAAAAATTCTGAGACGCTATTATCCCGATTTGTGGCACAAAATGCTTGAGATGGATTCTAAAATACCTGGGCATAATCGTGGTTTTAGGGGTTATCAAAGCGTTCACGAATTAGAACGATGTTTTCTGGAGCAAGATCGGCAATTATTGTTTTTAGGGGAAGGCGAGTGGGGTTTATTTCTTGCTCGACGGTGACGAGGTTGTTTATGTCGGGCAGGCGGTGAATGTTTACTCAAGGATTTGGCAGCACACAGGGAAGCGGTTCGACCGCTATGCGTTTGTTCCATGCCCTGTTGAGGCACTGGATCTGCTGGAGTCGCTTTATATCCATTGCCTGCGCCCACGGTTGAACGGGGTGCAGACGAACGGGGCAAATTGCTCCCCTATAGCTTTAACGGCGCTGCTCGGCATGGTGCCACCGGAAGGAGGTCAGTATGGCAACGATTGAGGTTGAAGGCAAGTCGTACAAGGTCACTGAGACGCTTGGACACCAGCAATGCGGGATGCCCGCCAAGTTCGTCGAGACACCGGACGGCGAGCGCGTGGCCGTGAAGCGGGGCGGCGTATGGACATGGTGGACGGCGCAAGACCGACTGCGCCCGCGTGGGCAGTGTGTCGGTATGTCGAACATCTTGGTGGCGGCAACAAAATGATCCTAAGAGACAAGCCGACCATTTTCCTGACGTCAGGAAAATGGTTTAAAAGGGGGGTATATGAAAGAACAACATCCTGATGACTGGATCACACTCGATGAAGCGGCGGAAATCATCGGGTGTAAACGAAGAGCGGTCTATCAATACAAGGCCGCCGGGCTGCTGCGGTTCATGATCCCGGATGGCAAGCGCGAGGCCATATATTGTCGCGAGGACGCATTTAAAACCAAGGCATTTCGGAACGATCCGAACAAAGCCCGTCTCGCGGCCAAAAAACGCAAACCGGTGGAAAAAACGGCCTATCGGATCGAGGCCATTTGCCCAAAATGTGGTATCAAACACGCCACCAATCGCAGATGGATCGGCAGAGGTACGCCTCGATTCTATTGCCAGAAATGTCAATGCACGGCAAGCTCATGGAGCTCGATGTGGCAGAACCAAGCCATGGCTATATAAGATGGTTGTTGTGGATCACCTATGAGCCATAAAACGGCTTGTGGATCATGAAACCCGAAAAATGAGCCACAAATGAGCGACATAATCAACGGATGGGCAAAACCAAAACAGGCTGCACGGTACGCGGGTGTATCTGTGGAATCTATTCGGCAATGGATGCAGGACGGTCTACCGTATGCGTCCGTCAGCTCCAGGCTGGTATTGATCCGGATATCCGATATCGATGCATTTCTTGAAAAACGTATTCGGAAAACAAATGATATTGCCATGGCGCTGGATCAAATGGTATCGTCCATAACGGACTCGATACGGGGGAACCGGGATGGGCGTCAAAATCAGGGAAAAAATAAAAGGAAGCGGTGAATGGTGGGTGTTCGTATACTATGCCGGAAAATATACCAGCCGGAAAATAGGTGACAAAAAAGCCGCCATTCAGGTAGCAAAGCGGCTTCAAGCCGAATTGCCGTTGGCCTCGTTCAATCTCTCCCCCCTCCCGCACAAAACGAAATCCGACGATACCAGCTTCGGTTCCTATGCAATGATATGGGTGGAAACAAGGGCCAGGCTATCGCTGAAAAAATCAACCCATCATGGTTACAGATTGATCATCCAAAAGCACTTGATCCCGAAATTCGGGAAAATCCCCTTGAGCGCACTGACATCGATGGCCATATCCGCCTATATTCTCTCCCTCTATGAAACCGGCATGAAAAGCCGGACAATCCGGAACATCAAAAACTGTCTGAGTACGATTTTGCAATCGGCTGTCGTGGACGATGGTGTGCTCTCGGTGAATCCTGCCCGTGGTATCCGTGTTCCATCGCCGGAGGGTGAAGAGGCCACACGACATCCCAACCCGTTTACGTTCGATGAGCGGGCACACTTCGAGCGCATGACACACGAGCGGTCCCCCGGATTGATCTATCCGATAACGGTGATTGGGTTTCGAATGGGGTTGCGGATCGGGGAGATTCTGGCTCTAAAAATAGGGGATATCGATTTTTTCAACCATAACATCCACATCACGCGGAGCATCGGCAGGGACCGCGTTACGACGCCGAAGAGCCGTGCATCGGTGCGCATTGTGCGCATGTCACCGGAAGCCGAACAGGTGGTGCATCAACAGATTGTGCGTATCAAGGAATTTCGGCTTGCCAAAGGATGGGGAACAGAAATGGACTGGCTTTTCCCGACACCGTCGGGGGGCCACTACACCTATTCCGGTTTGATCAAAGCCTGGAACGTTGTCATGGAAGCATCCGGGATGCTGCGTCGAACCCCGCATGATCTGCGGCACACATACGCAACGCTCAGATTGTCGATGGGGCACCCGCTTGCGGAAGTGGCAAAGGAAATGGGTCACTCAAACGCCAAAGTAACCTATGAAACCTATTATAAATGGATGCCTTCGGAATCGGCCTCGGACATCTCGGAAATCGATTCAAAACCGTCTCGGACCGTCCCTATACCGTCCCAAGGAAAAAAGAGATAA